AAATGTGCAGGAGAATCAAAAATTACTAAAGCAGGCCTGGGAAGAAAACTCCCGGCTGGCGGAAGAAATTGGAAAACTGAAAAATGCTCGTGAACAAAAAATTACGAGTGGTGGAATAAAAAAATTGGTAATAATCGCACTTGTTATAATGATGACAAGTGGATGCTCATCTATAAAAAATAACGTAAAATTATGGGATAGACATGATACGGCCTATCAGGCAACATACTTAACATTAACTACTATCGACTGGGCGCAAACGCGCTGGATGACAAGGCAAGACTGGCAGTGGGATGGAAATAATTACAAAGAGTTAAACCCTCTATTCCTAGACAATAAACCACACACGGACGCCACCTGGCTAATTCCGGTTGGGATGGCATTGCACACCGGGATTGCTATGGCCTTGCCTAGGGAATCTAAAATATGTGGTTTAAAACTCAATCCAAGACGCATATGGCAGATTATATTTATAGGTGGGGAAATCGGGGCAACAATTAATAACTATTCCGCTGGAGTCAAGATAGAGTTTTAAGGCTTGTGGGCGGGCAGGCAAAAAAAACGGCATGACGGGGCAGGCAGAGGGCAAAAACATGGTATTTTATCCAGACAACGAACCTGTTTTTGCCTCCTGTGCTTTCATTTTATCCTCCTATTTTTATTTTTCAGTTGTTCCTACTACACATCCCTACCCATTTACCATTTTCTCGCGCCCTACAAGTTTAGACGTGCGCCTACCCCCCATCTTTTTCCGGTCTGACGTGGATTCGTTCCCATCCTGAACGGGTGCAGGTCGCAATCCGTTGTTTGGCATTCCTCAACTGCCCAAAAACTACCTCCCATGCAATCAACACAATTACGCCGGATTGCCCTTACATTACCCCTGCCTTTCAGCCGCAGCTTAAAAAGCGCGCATGGCTTTTTTGTTGCCATTACCATTTCGCCACCGCAATCCTTAATTATCCTTGTTAATGAACTATTTACGCAATTTTGGCAGAAGTGCCTGATTGCCTTCCCTGATGTTATGTGACTCATGTTAAACCTCCTATTTTTGTTTTTATTCATTTCCCGCCCAACTCCTGTGCCTGACAGTTTAACCTGTCCGATGTGAAATATCTGATCATAGTTTCTTTTGTGACACCGTATTTTTTAGCCATTATCGGGAGGCATTTTAGGATCGCTTTATAATTGTTGTCCGCTTTAGTTTCCATTTTGGAAATTTCTCCCTGATAATTAAATATAACTTTATATTTATTCATCTTTATACCCCACTTATGAATTTCTTAGTTGCTTCTGCGTATTTAAACATTACAGCGCCTTCAATCCCAAACTCTCTATTTTTCTTGACAAATAGAACCATGTCAGCAGCAACTTTTCCTTTTTTTATACTATTTGACTTTTGATCTTCTGTCGGACGGTAGAGAACTATGACATTATGCGCTAAATCCGTGATATGACTTGTGCCTTTAATATCCACTTTGCCAGGTTCGTCCGTATCGCTGGCCGCTTTCCGTGGATGCGCGACGAGATGAACATGGCAATCATGGATTTTGACGAAATCAGTCAACCTGGAAACAAATCTTTTCTGTTCGTTGTATTCGTCAGAATCATTAATCGATATTTTCATTAATGAATCTATCACGAAATGCTTTACGCCGTATCTTCTGGCAGCATACTCAAAATTGTTTAAAAGTTCATCTGGTGTAATCGTGTTAGTAACGTTGAGTATATATAACTTTCCCGTCATCCATTGCAGTGAGTCCAAAATTGATACTGGTTGAGGGTAATTGTTTTCCGTGTGTTGAATAATCGCCCATCTTAAATATCTTTCCGGCGGCATTTCACCGGAATAGATACACGACCTCACACCTTTAGCCGCTAAATCCAGAATTACTTGATTGAGGATCGTTGACTTTCCAGATCCATTCCGACCCGACCATATAGTCACCTCAGAGCCGCGCCAGCCTTTTAATATCGAGTCCAGTTCCGTCCACGCTGTCGGAGTCCCGAATAGCTTTGCCCCCATTTCAAAAAGACGCTGAATCTTATCGTTGAAAAAATCAGGTGAAACGAGGGTTTCCGGCGATAGTTCTTTTGCCCGCGCAAAACATAAAGTTATTTCTTCTGTTGAAATATTCTTTAACAAGCATTCGTTTGCGTCTTTTAACGGCAATGTGACAAGGCTGCACCGCCATAATCCTAATCGTTCAGCCAGTTTTACAGCACCTTCTTTTCCGGCCTGATCCGTATCAAAGCAAATCAAGATATGTTTAAATGTGTCCAGATAATCCCATTCATTTTCAACCCATACCTGATTTGAGACGCCAGCCGGTACAGATACGGCCTCAATGCCGTATTGATACAAAGCCATTGCGTCAAACTCACCTTCCACAATAACGAGTATGTTATTCTCAATGTTGTCACGGTTGAACAGGACTTGTTCGGCGTTTTTTTCTTGCCACATCTTATTTTTATCATGGATATCTCTGTGCTTTATGTTTACCAACACTCCGTTTTTCCTAAATGGGAATTTTACTATTGACCCATCAGCGCCCAACCTAAAATATTTAATCGTTTCATCGTTGAACCCACGCCCTTTGAGGTACCTATAAACATTTATTTCATTATCGCCTATTGGTTTGATTTCTTTTGGTTTGATGTATTTCTTTTTTTCGTTGCCTATAAAAACTTTTTTCCCTTCAAGTTTTTTAGGTTTGTCACCTAGTTCTTTTTGAAAATGGTAAAAATCGCCTTTTGCGCCGCATGTATTAAGATGCAGGCAATTGTAAAGTCCGGTAATAGAATTAATTGAGAACTTTCCTAAACGGTCATCGCAGAAAGGGCAGTCCATAATCAATTCATCACCACGCCGCCTGAATTTAAATTCTTTACTTTCAAGATATGCTATAATTTGGTTCATTTTTCCCATACCTCAGTTTTGTCAGACTTGTTTCCATTGCATCCTTGTTTAATTTCTAATAGTTCGTCATTCCAGCGTTCGTTTTTAATCCACCGTTCCGGGTCTGGCCATTCAGGGCAGAATTGCCCAGCACATTTTAATTCAGTTTTGTTTTTCTTTTGTTCTCTAATAGCTTTTAAAATTATTTCTATATCCGGCCTGGTCTTGTTCTTTTTCCATTCCTTGAATGCGGCTTTTTTCTTTACTGATTTTGGATATTCAGACCAAAAAGATAGAAAGTCGTTTGAATAAACGACTAATGTTTCTGTTTCTGTTTCTGTTTCTGTTTCTGTTTCGTCAATGAACGTTCTTGGAACATTCGTGGAATCATCTTGGAATTGGTCAAGATCGGTATTACCTCTTCTTTTATTACACCTAGAACAAGCCGTTTTAAGATTTGATGGATAGTGGTTTCCGCCTTTTGATTGTGGAATTATGTGATCCACGGTTGGAAAATTACTATCGTTTGAATTTGTTGATATTTCTGTTATTTCTCCACATATATGGCAAAGATAATTATCTCTTTTAAATATCGCCGTTCTATATTTTGTGTTTTGAATACTTGGGGCTGGGTTGATTGGTTTTTGTGGTTTGTCGATTCTCTGATACACCCTAAACTTAATTATCCATGCATATTGTTGGTTGTTTTGTAAAAAGCAAAAAATAAGCTGCTTGCTTGATAGATTTTGGATAGCAGACTCAATATCTTTCTCTTTCATGTTGTCGTAGGGAAACACCATTGCCTTTAAATACAACGGGCTTGCTTTTATTAAGCCCTCGTCGTCAGAAAAATTCCACATACCCAAAAACAAAAGCCTTTCCATGAAAGATAGTGTTCCGACCTTTTCATCGCTCCAAAATTCTGGTTTTATTGATCGTGTTCTTGCCATATTTTATCCCCGCCTTGTCTCTTTAATAAGTTTTTGATGTCTTCAAACACAAAACCATATGCCCGCTTCATGTCCTGAGCAAGTTCTGGAGTGAGTTGTCCTGTTTTTTCAAGATGTGATAACAGCCTTGCAAGTTGCCTTTTATGGAGTCTTTCTATTTCTTTGTTCATGCCTTGTCTCTTACCTCATGTTCTTAACCTATCACATCTTGTTTCTGGGTGTCAAGGGTATTAAATGTAATTAAATGTAATTAAATGTAATTCGAGAATGCTTCTTCAATAGTTTTATATTTTCTCCACATGAATGAGTCAATAAATCTTTTAAACCGTTTCTCTGCCCTACTCTGATTGTAGGGCATAACGTAAGGATCGTGCCCGAAATCAATGATTTTTTGACATCGATACAGATCTTCAGCTTCAGTAGTATCATAACCTATTAGGACATATACGTGTCCGCGAGGGGCAATTCTTAAGCCGGCAAGTACTTTCTGTTCATCCTGCATACAATCCCATGCATAATGAATTTTACCTTGAAACTTTGTTCTTTTCAGTGCATCAGACTTTTCCTCGTCCATCAATCGGAGATCGTACCCATTTTCATCGATAACGGTCAGACCCGCATCCCATATTTCTACAAAAGTTTCTTTCCAGCGTTTGTCGAAAAATGTATTGTTGTTTAAAAGGCAAATCTTCTTAAATAATGGATTGTGAAACTCCCAAATCGAATGATGTTCAGTGTCTGGATTGTTCATTGATGGAACTTTACAAAACCCGCAAGTCCTAAAACATGGCCGAAAAGTATATCCTAACGAATAATCAATAGGAAACAGTGAGTAATCAGGCTTTTGCTTTTCGATTTCCGTTGGTAAAAAAGCTGCACAAAACGCTGGGCCTCCATATTCATCTGCGTTGTATTTCATTTTATTTTTGGCAAACAAAACGGACGCGTATGAATAATCGCACGGCATTATTGGCATATTAAAAGTTATTTCATTTCCTTGTGCCTTGTGCCAGGTACTTATTTTCATTATTGCTAAATTGTGTTTAGGTGCATCAGTTATAAGATTTATTTTCATTTTTTTAAAAAAGCCGCTGATTGGCTACGCTGGTTCAGCAGGCCGAAACCTAGATTGGTTCATAGCCGCTTGGATGTGAACTTTTCCGGCCAGCGGGCTTCCCGATTTTTCACGGCTCTAGGAGAGGTTTAAACAACTCACCACCCACCTCTGTCCGATTGGATTTCTTTTCACGATTAACACTGGATTTCAATCCCTAGAGCATGGCAATCGGAAAATTTGCCTATTCTGGGATTGTATCAAGATCCTTTTTGTACGGTCTGTATTCAAACAGGGGACAATTTGGCATTTTACAGTCCTTGCGACCATCGATAAAATATCCCATGCAGTCATAACATTTTGCGTCCATAGCATCCTTACGACCAATTTTCTTCCCTTCGAGATGTTTGACAAGAGATTTTTTGCCAAGACTTAATTTACCGTTTTTTTCAATCATTTCGATTAATTCTGAATTTTTCATAATTATTTCTCCTTTATTTTCTTTATATCTTTAAACATAATCACCACATAATAGCCTCACGCCACCAGGAAGGTAAAGCGCTTGCATGTTTATTTAAGGCCGCGGAAACTTGTTCATCCCCGATGTAAGAAACTCCAAAGTCATTTTTAGACCGAACAATTCTGCCAGTCATTTGCAAGGTGGTTAGAAGCATTGAGCAGGTATACCAAAGCTGGCCCATCTTTCCGGAATAGACTCTTTTTCTGGTTATATCATTGAGTAGGCTGAGATATGGTGCCTTAGCAATATAACACCAACGCGCTTTGTCTTCTTCCAGGGACAATCCTCTTTCCACGGATGGGCTTAATAAAACAAAAGGTTCCTCGCTGTTTACAAACAAATCAATTTTTTCCTGCCGGTTGAGACTATCGTGGAAAATTATTCTAGGATCATCCAACAGGGAAGCCAATTGCCGGCCAAGGGAATAAGAAACGCAATGGATTACTCCCCGTTCTTCCTTGTGTAGATCCATGACTTTTCTTATATCTTCAGCTAATTTTGGTATTTCCTCTTTTGCTGTTTTATGTGACATACTCACAGCATTACGAAAATAAATCGGTCTGTTTTTAACAGGGAAAGTTGATGGTATTTCTTTATATTCAGCTTCATCATTGGGAATACCAAGCCTTTTACATTCGATAGTCAAAGGCATGAAGGTAGCTGACAATAAAATCCATTTTTCGGCATGTCTCCATAAAAACTTGTCTGCTAAATCTTCCGTCATCCAAAGCGGCCTGAATATGTATTTATCTTCTTGGGTGTCATCGTAAACCCATGTATCGTCAACATTATCAAGAAACAGATTTATTTTTTCCAATAATCTAAACTGCCGAGTCCTGTCTTTGATTATCTTTTCCTCATCCGGAGATAATGATTGGGGGAATGCGGATATTTTTTTATCAAATATGTTTATAATATTATTTAACCGTTCTTTTGCTTCTTGGACAAATTCTTTCCAACTGGCAATTAATCTATCTGAGTATTTTGAAGTTTTCTTTAATTCTTTAATATGATCACCTAATCTTAGCCTATTTAATGCGTATGATGTGAAAGTCAAAGTAGTAAAATCTATCAACACGGACTCCAGGGAATCAGCTTCATCGATTATGTTAAATTTGGAATTAGAAAACCGGCCAACATAATTTACTTCGGATAATAAATACGAAAAATTTAGAATTCTCAATCTACTACCCAGAACTTTTTTCTTTTCCATCTCGTAAACACAACTGCCATTTTTGGATTTACAAGGCATCGAGGTAGTGGAAAAACATTCCGCGCAATTTAATCCTGTTTTTTCTAAACAAGGATAATTTGCTCTTCCGTAAAGAGATCTTGCCTCCGGGAAATCCTTCACGACCTGATTCTGTAAAATCTTACTGTGGACAGAATAGGTAACTCCACCCATACATAAACCGGATATCATAGCCAGTAAACTTTTCCCCGATCCTGTCGGGCTGGATAAAAAAACAAATTTCTTGGTGCTGGAGAGCATATAAGAAATTGCGTCAACTTGGTGCTCCCTCCATTTCGAATTTCGATAATGACTTAATTCATTCTTGCCCGCTTCGATTTGTGCTGCAAAGTTCAAATGCTTTTGTTCTCCTTTTTTGGCCTCTTTTGACCTTTTTGACTCCACCCCCTACCCTTTACCCTTCCCTCGCCAATTAATTTCTTTTTTGTTCTTGTTCTACAAGGATTTGACCGAAAGAAAGGATATTTGGAGTATGTGTCAGCCTCTGTTTTCAACTACCCAGTGCCTTTTTGGCTTCTCTGACCTTTTTGAACCGCTCCCCTATCTTTACCCTCTCCTCATCAGTTAATTCCTTTTTTATAGTTAATCTATGAGGATTGAACCGAAAAAAGGGGTAGTTTGGGCAATACTTTATCTCGCAATCGTGCTTCCCGTCAATAAAGTACCCCATGCATTCATAACATTTGGCGCGGATGGCCTGCATCGGGGTCAATTTCTCCCCGGAAAGATGTTTTAAGAGATATTTCTTGTCTCTCGTCTGCAAACCGTATTTTTCTACTTCTTCGTATCTATTCATCACTCATCCTCCTTAGTTCGCCACACAACTATCCCCTGACGTGATGGAGCTCACACCGGGGAGATGTGACACGAAAGGGAATAGTCATGTGGCTTTTTTGATTTGTTGTAGTTTTTCATACACGGGCTCCATCCCATGTTCGTAACTTAATATTTCTGACACCGGTTGTCAAGTAATTTATTCATTCCTGACTGTTTTTATTTGCGCCTGATTTGCGGGTTCCCAATTTGCCGCCGAGCCCTTATACATAGCTTATTATAATATATATAGCGGGCCTCCTAGGTTTTGGGACTCAGCGCTCAGGGTGAGCGTTCCTAGGACTCTATACTCATCTCATTCACATACTCATATACTCTATATAAAGGGAAAGCCCACTCATGTTACTCATATACTCATTCACTCAGTTTTATGGAGTTCCCACTCCCTTAATTTCAATCGATCCGTGTATTTACGTCTTACACGATCTTTTGCTTTTACCAGTTCGCCGCCTTGGTCTAAATGGTCAATCATATGCTTAACCTCGATTTTTAGCTTATCCGAAGGGAAACAATTTATCCATTTTCCGACCTTTTCATCGGCTTCATCTTGGGAAATTACACCAGTTACTACCTTGTTCATGTAGTCTTTATAGCGCAAAAGTACCTGATTCTTCCATTCATCGACCCTATCCTCCTCATAGATTTGAGCCATTATCGGGGCAAATATATTGTCTAGTTTTTGGCCTAATTCAAGGTGTTCAATCTTCATCCATTCGAGTCCGATGGTGTAAATCCGGCGGTCTAATTGGGAACGCGTTTTGTATACTTTTGAGCGTTCAAATATCTGTTGGGCTATCTCATTTTGCATGGGATAAATTTGGGTTTGGAGTCGATGAGTGGCACCTTTTACTCCGGCCATAGGAGAAAATTTTACCTTCTTTACAAGGTTAATGAACTGGTTCCATATGGTTTTATTGTTGTCTTTTTGTATGTCCTGAAACAGGACGGTTTTCTCTTCTTTTGTGAGTTTTTCAGACTCATCAGAATCACTTAAACTATAAATTTCCCGGAATACTTTTTCTTTCATATAAACTGTTTAAACCTCCTTCTTTGGTTCTATTTTAATAATCTAGACTTCATGCGTAACATTCCAGAATTTTACACTCCAATCCAAAACTTTCCGGGCGCAACTTTCTCTATTCCCAATAAATAAATGTACCCCGTACCTTACCTCAAATGAAATTAATGCAGCCCTAACTACTTCTGGGTGAACTTTTGTGTGTTGTTGAAATTGGTAAAGATTCGTTTCCCGGCTTTCTTCTATCACAAGACCAACGAATTTCATTTTAGAGAATTCTTTCATTTTACGAACTGTTTTTTCACGCTCTGCGGAAACATATGAATAAATATCGCCAACTTTCCTTTCTACACAAAAAACATCTTCCAGACTTTTTATACTATAATCACCATATTTTAAAGTATCCCTAACTATCATTAATCCTTTTGGTGGCTTATCAAAGAGCGAATATTTTTCCCTCGTATCAACTTTTAGCACAAACCCATCTGGAATAGGTGTCGGCTTTAAGGTATACGGTTTTAGATAGTTACTGTTTTCTCGCGGGGACTCTTTCAAAATGAACTCCTTGCTTTCTCGTAAATTATACTTCGCCCAGATATAACCCTTGCTTTTGTTTTCCGCGATTTACTGACTACATCAGCATTTATGATTGCGGAGTACTCGTTCTTGTGGCGAGAAAAATGGATCCAGTCCTTCTGTTTGGGATCATAAT